GCATGGTAGGTCTGACATTACGTCGAGCCCTCAACCGTCTAACGCTCAAATAATTATTAGAGGCCCGGTCGGGGTTAATGCTGAAATATCGGACGTTTTACGAATACAAGCGTACGGGTTCGACCGGTTCACGGGTCGCGTTTCGGACGTCACGATAACTCATTTATCAAGCGAACCACCGGTGGCAGTCTCTACCATTACCGGCATAGGTGAACTATCCCGAGTGGGTTTCGTCGAAGTAGGAGCAACCGGGTGGCCGCATGAATCGGTGCGCCAACGGGTCGAAGACGTGTTAATTACCGTGGGGATACCGTTCCTTAATGGGGCCGACCCCGACGTTCAACTACATCAAGTCACCGGGTCAGACATTCAACCCACTAACGCGCTCACTTACCTTAGCCAAATAGCGGAATGGGCCGGGGCAACCTATTTCGATAACCCTTCCGGAAATATCGTATTTGAGTCTTATGGGGAACGCGGTATAACCTCGTTTAATGGCACATGGGCGGGCACTCTCGGCACATGGGCAGTACAAACGCTCCAATGGGATCAATTCGGCATAATCCTACCGCCCACAATTATACCGCCCGAAACCGTCATTTTTACCCCAACATGGTCACGCACCCGCCAAAGCATTATTAACTCCGTAACCGTTTCGGGGTACAACGAAACACACGAAACCACACAAACGGACTCCGCAAGTATCGCCGCCTACGACCTACGCGAATACAGGCTAAACACCGAGCTTCGATACTCGGCTGACATTATCGACCGAGCAGGAAACATTATTACCGCCCAAGCAAACCCCTTATGGAGTCTTGGCGCCATTTCTATATTGGTGCATAACCTTGACGAAACCACCCGCGATCTCGTGCTTAGCCTCGTGTCAGGTATGGCCGTGTCACTATCCAAACTACCCCAACCGGCACCCGTGGCTAACTACCTAGGTCTAGTCGAAGGTTGGGGTGAAGTTTATATACCCGGCGAACACATTTTGACTTTGTCACTTTCCGACCCGCGCTATTCATTTCAAACAATTACATGGGGTGAGGTCGATCCCGCGCTAATATGGGGTGACGTACCGGCAGACTTGCAATGGTTCCAAGTACTTAATAATAATTCGCTAGCGGCATAGGAGAAAAAAAATGGCAGGTAGCACCCCCATATATGGGATTCCGTACCCGGAATCCTCCGACCTTGTGGCCAATTACCCGGCATTAGGTGAGTCTCTCGCGGAACAGGTCGAGGACAAACTACCCACATACGCGGCCACCGCCCCGACCTCCCCGAGCGTTGGTCAGGTGTGGGTCGATTCATCCGGCCCTATTGGCAAAGTGTGGGACGGGACAGCGTGGACAATTTTTAGCGGGGCCGGTAGTGCGAACTTCAGCGACACTCCTACCGGCACGTACACAGATGCAGGAATCGACTACAAATACAAGACCTACACTTCAACGGGAACTATTACTATTACGACTACTGGACTAGCCGACTTACTTGTAATAGGTGGCGGTGCTGGTGGTGGGCGTGGAGATAGCGCCAATAACTTTGCGTCAGGCGGTGGCGGTGCAGGCGGTTATTTTGCAACCAATGTGCTATTACCCGTTGGTACTTTAAGTGTAATTATTGGTGCGGGTGGAGCAGGCAGCACAAATGCAAACAACGCCGGAACAGACGGAACCCCGTCCGCAATAGTTAGTGTCGTCCCAAGTCTCATTGGTGGCGGTGGTGGTGGCAGTTATGGTGCTACGCCTAGAACTGGAGGATCAGGTGGCGGTGGAAATGCTGCATCTGGAGGTGCCGCCGCATTTGCGGGAAACTTAGGAAATGCTGGAGGTAACGGTCAGGCGAACGCTGGTGGTGGTGGCGGTGGTGCTTCTGTGGCAGGCTCCAACACAACCACAAATGGCGTAGGCGCAGCCGGTGGCGCTGGAACCGCATCAACACTAACGGGCACATCAGTTACTCGCGGTGGCGGCGGCGGTGGTGGCGCTTTGAGTACTGGCGGTGCTGGTGGCGCTGGTGGCGGTGGTGCTGGTGGTGCTAACGCGGCAGGTACTGCGGGAACTGCCAATACTGGCGGTGGTGGCGGTGGTGGCGGTGGATCGTCTAACGGCGCTGCGGGTGGCTCTGGAATAATTATTGTTAGGGTTAAGGTATAAAAATGGCACATTTTGCACACATAAAAAATAACATTGTGGCCGACGTAATCGTAGTCGACAATGCTAATTGTGGCGGTGGTAACTTTCCTCAATCAGAAGCTGTCGGCCAAGCATTTATTTTGGCTAGTGGTATTGCAGGCGAATGGTTGCAAACGTCGTACAGCGGCAGTTTCAGGGGTCAATACGCAGGCAAAGACTACACATACGACCCCGACCTAGACGAGTTTATAGCACCACCACAACTAACCGAAGGGTCAAATAATGTCTGAAATAGATCAGGAACTACACGTAGACACAGCACCGGAAACCGAAGTAAAGCCGGTGAAAAAAACAGCACCGAAACCGGTCAAACCCGCCACACAAACAGACCGGGCACGGGCAGTAGTCCGCGCCAAACTCAAAGGCTAAACGCGTGGACGTCGGCGACACAGTAGGAATCGTGGCAACAGTGCTGGGAATCCTCGCCGTCATGGGCACCGGGCTAGTGTGGCTCATTCGTAACGTGGTACGCGACGAAATCAAAAAGGCCACGATGCCAATACAGCCAGGCTACCGGAACGGCGGAGAATCACTCGCCGACCTTGCCCAGAAAGTCGACCGGCTTATAGCCCGAATGGAGGACACACAATGATTAAGAAATGGCTTGCCGAAACGTGGGAAGGTTCCCTCGTGAAAATTGCGGGTGGAGCTGCACTCGGCGCGGTACTCTCATGGCTCATGACTGCGGACGTTCACCCGCTTATTGTGGCTCTCGGTGCGGCAGTGATCCCGGTGATCATTAACGCGCTTAACGGTGACGACCCTCGATACGGAAGGCACAGTAATGGCGAAACTCTGTAAGGGCGGTGCTCGGCTACGTGACCAAACAGACAAAAGGTGGCCCAAGAGATCTAAACGATCTGATGGTTGGATTGGGGACAGTGCCCACGCCGCCCGGAAATCTGACCATAATCCGAACAAAGCCGGAATTGTTCACGCCATAGACATCGATGAGAACATGGGGAAAGGTAAGAACCGTAACGGGCGCACAGCTCGAATACTCGCTAACCAGTTGCTCGACTACGGATCCTCGAATCTACCCGGGGCTAACCGGCTGAAATACGTCGTGTACGAAAACCGGATAGCGTCCGGGACGTACCGGAAAACGTGGTGGACATGGCGGCACGGCAACTGGGGCCACACAGCCCATATTCACGTATCATTCACCAGCTACGCCGACCGCGACGGGTCAGTGTTCCCACTTCCGATCTTGACGCGTTCACCGATCAAAAAAGCACGGTGGACACGCGATTTACGGAAAGCACGAAAAGCACGCACATAGGCGGTACTCTGACACCCGAAAGGGGAACACATGACCGAATATATTAAACCCGGCGAAGCCGCCGAACTACTCGGTGTGAGCCGGGACTCGATTAGAAGGTACGCGGACGCGGGCCATATTGACGCTATTACCACACCGGGCGGACAACGTAGGATCGACCGGCATAGCGTCGAAACCTACACGGGCAAACGCACCCGGATAAGTAGCACAGTGACCGTGATTGAACAGCCGTGCTAGGCGAGATTGTGTTGTGTGCGGCACTAATAACGGCACCGGCTTGCGTAGCGAACTCCGACGAGGCGAAAGACTGGAAAGGCCACGAACCTAGCTTGTACACGGGGAAGCATTATCACAAGAAATGGGCAGGGGTTCGCAAGTGCATAATGCACAGGGAATCCCGATCTAACTATAGGGCCCGGTCGTCGATTAGTACGGCATCCGGCGCCTACCAATTCCTGGATTCACAATGGCGGGTAAGCCTCACTTGGATGATGATCAAAGAATCCAAGAGCTCGAAGGATGGTTTAGCCGCAGACATTAAAGCTCTACGGGATAAGCCGATCCAAAAATGGAACCGCTACTACCAGGACCGAGCGTTTTATACAGCCTGGGACAATGGAAGGGGCGCGGATCATTGGAACCTGACCAGACACGGATGCTGACCAGTTACCACGTGTTCGAGATGAACGACCTAGACGTACACGGGCAAGTCCTCATAGTGCTTAGGGACGGCAAACCGACCCTCAGTTACCGTGAGTTCACGTCGCACAGGTGGAGCCCTGAAATCATGCCGAACACGCCGAATCAGTGAAAGTGCTTGACAGTGCGCCACCGGATCATAAAGATAGGGCCACGGACATACCAGCGGACGGGAAGCCGCAGACCTCGACCATATGAGAGCCGGGGATGTCTTCGAGTGGCCGCGTTTCTAGTGGCGCGGTCACTCAACACACTAGCCACTAGACAGAAAAAGGGGAACAAAATGTCACAACAACAGCAGGCAGTCGAATTAGTAATGCAATCCGGCTTTCGAGGGCTTACCAGCAACGAATTAAGCCTCATTATTGGAGTAAACGTTCACAGGTGCGGGAGCCTATTAAGCAAAGCGCACAGGGATAAGTCCATATACCGAGTGGGTACGAAGCGAGACGGGCAAAAGATTTACCTCTCGGAAGAATACTTAAACGGCAAAACTCATCAGCCCTACGGTTTCGGTGGAAGCAAAATAAAGCTCAAGGGCACATGGTCAGAATTGGCACAAAAAAGCAACACCGTGCAAGACCAGTTGCCTATAGAAACGTCGATTGTGCTATTCAAGGATGATCACTTCACATTAACGTGGAGGCCATAATGAAAGAACAGCCAGCACTCTTTGACCATATCGGCGACCTTAATTTAGACATGCCGCCACACTCATGTACCGGCCTACTCTGCACTTATTGTGAGAGGTTCAACCGTGAGGACGCCCACACGCTTGCGCTCATCGACCCGAAATGGCGGATGCAGGCCACGATATACCGCAAAAACATCGCTATCGGCGGACTTATGACAGCCGACGACTTGATTGAGCAGATAGGGCTTCCGGCAGGTTCGTCGAATCAAGTTGGCGCGCTATTCCGGTCATGGCATCAAGCCGGCCTAATTGCGTCACAGGGTAACTACGTGCTAAGCACACGGGAATCTAATAACAGTCGTTCCATTCGGGTCTGGAGGCGGACAGCATGAGCAACGAAATACTAGGGCTCACATGCCTAGCCATCGGCCTCACGATCGGCCTTATGTGGGGCCGACTAGGCGGTCGAGGATGAGCGGATACAACCTCGACGGGTACATAGACGTCCCTAGCCGAATAAAGTTGTTCAAGGCCGCATACCCGGACGGATCCTTGCAAATGGATCCACCCGAGTTCGTCGAAGTCGAAGGCAAAAAATGGGTTATAGGCAGGGCATACGCCTACCGCACACCCGACGATCCACGGCCCGGGATTGGTACGGCGTGGGAGATAGTCCCAGGGACGACACCATTCACTCGCGGGTCAGAGCTCCAAAACCTTGAAACCAGTTGTTGGGGGCGGTGCATCGGGGCCCTGGGAATCGGAGTGGACGCCAGTATTGCCACACTGGACGAAATCCAACACGCCACAGAGCGCAAGAAAGTCATGAGAACGACTGAGGCCGACCCTGACGACCCGTGGACAACACAAGAGCCACACGTGTTTGTGGAGAAGGAAGGTGCTCGCTCGCTAGGGGCCACGAGCAAGGGCTCCTCGATGTACCCGGCGACAGTTGCACAAGTCAAAGCGATTCACGCGATCCTGGGCAAACAAGGTGTGAAAGAGGATCTCGACAAACTAGCGAAGGTCAACGAGTATCTAACCGGGCACATGAGCGCGGCTGTCACCGCTGTCACGGAATTAGATAAGCACACGGCGTCACAGTTCATTGACTGGATCCAAGCGAATCCACCATGATCGAAAGGTGAGCGATGGTGACACCCGATCACACGTTGCCAAGACCCGAACACTTAGGGGGCCGACCGATCCTCGGCTCTAACACTCGTTGCAGAGGTAATGCTCTAATGCGGGAATGAGCCCCCGATACGCGGAAAGATGCGGCCAAGAACAAAAAGGGTGAGGGTTGAATGGAAGAACTAACTTAATTACACGGGAGGCGGGATCGGGCCATGCCCGAGACCGAGACCGCCGACCCAAACGAAAGGACAAACACAATGAGCAACTACGACACACACTGTACCCGATCAGGTTGCGGATGCGACCACGTCAACTGCTACCGCGGATGGATAGACAACACCAAAGGCACATGGCCCTGCATGTACTGCCGCGAAGAACTCACAGGACGACTAATGAGAGCCGATCAAGCCCGGGCCAAAGGCTACCCACAAGAGGCCATATCCCGGATCATCATGGGCAAACAGAAAGCCAACGCGTGACCACCACCAGTACCGGTAGGGGTAGGAGCACCGCCGCCTATCGCAACTGGGTCAAAACGGTGCTCGCAAAATGCGAACCAACATGCATTCGCTGCGGCTATCCAGTCGACATGACCTTGCCAAGAACCCACCCACAAGGGGCAAGCGCAGACCACGAACCACCCCTAGCCCTCACCGGGGAGCTCACCCCCGGCCTCGACGGATCAGGAATCGCACACTTACACTGCAACCGAAGTCACGGCGGAAAACTCGGATCACAACGCGCAACCGAAAAAAGAAAAACGCAAACGAAAACGAAAACCAAAACCGAGTTTTTAAGCACGACACAGGACAC